GAACAATGCACTACTTATATGTTCGCCGGAGAAGTGGAAGCCAAGGTTAACGGATTTCCATATACCAACATCGAGTTTGTACTATACAATGCAATTCGCAAGGCTTTCCCTAGACCTCCAACAATCACAAAACGCGGTGACATTTCGATAGACAGGACTAAGGAATCAACGACCTACGAAATGCTCATGGATACCATAGATGAGTATGGTCTAACAGACTTCTGGGAACTTGATGAGAAACTCAAGAACTATGTAGAGTACGTCAAGGAAAAGGGAGATGAGCAGTTTGTCGTCAGAACCCCAGTCTACCGAAACAGACACGAAATTTATTCTTGCGGGGAACGGGTTTTTTACGAGGCAAGAGATATGCTCAATGATCCAGCAATCTATCCAAACCCCACAGGACAGTGGAACTGTTTACGATGCATCTTTCGTGCTCCTTGTATCGCTAAAGACGACGGATCTGATTGGCAAATGATGCTAGACGATCAATTCGAAAAGAACAGGACACGATGAGCGAAGATGAGCTTTCTTTAGACTTCATTGAAGAGCTGTTAGCCGATCCGAAAACTAAGACAGAAGAACCTAAACGTTGGCCTCCACCAGAGTTTACCTCTACCTATGTCAGGACCGTGAGTAGAGCGGATAAATGCATCCATCGGGGGTGTGGTGCTCCATCATACATTTTGGTTCAAGACCAACCGTATTGTACGGTTCATACAATCCACGTCCTCGCTAATCTTCTCGATGAGAAGATTAATCATTTTCCGGGGTCAGTACCAAAGATCGAGAAGATGTTGGAAGCTTATAGTATGCTCGGCTCACATGAGCCTGCCAATCGTGATACGATTGAAGCATCAAGAATTGAGATTGAAAGAGTAGAAACAAATTTCGTGGCTCAGGTCGCAGGAGGACTGTACAAATACTCTGTATACACATCACCTGAAGGAGTACTTACACAAGCATTACTAGACCTGTTAGGATAAAATGACAACACAGTTCTTAGATAAGGTTAAGGAAACAACAGAGGCATCTTCGATTAGGGATAGGTTGAATGTCACGCCACCTGGTACAGACAACTTTCTCAAACAACTTATCCATGCAGATAGTGGAGTCGGAAAGACGCACTATATTGGAACTGCTGGTGAAGATCCAAATACAGGACCAGTCTTACTATTGGATTGTGAAGGTGGGACTGATACCTTGAGAGGTTGGCCAGGAGTAGATGTTAAGCCTATTCGTAGTATGTATGAATTGCAAGTGGCTCACGAAGAACTTTTCAAGTACAACCAGGGTTGGTATAAAACAGTTGCACTTGACAGCTTAAGTGAGATTCAAGACATTGATATGCGACTCGTAATGAAGGAGGCCAAAGAGAAATCAAAAGATCCAGACAACTTTAACATCGATGTTCCTTCTCCTCGTGAATGGGGAATTGGAAGGAACCATGTCCGTATCGTTGTACGTGGATTTCGTGATCTGCCGATGAATGTAATAGTAACTACGCTTACCAACACAATAGTCAAGGAAGGAAAGGCCGACAGATTCGTTCCTGCACTTCCTGGTAAGTTGGGTTATGAGATTCCTGGATTTATGGGAATCGTAGGATGGTATCACTTCACAGATAGTGGACAAAAAGCAAGGGTCATGCAATTCAAGGGCACGAATCGTGTAATGGCAAAGACAAGGTTCAAGGAACTTGGTGATATCTTGGAAGATCCAAGTGTCCCGATGATATGGAATACTATCTACAACAAGGAGAACGAAGTTGCCACCGAAGGCTAAAGACTTCTGGGATTTTGTAGATAAGTCCGACGAGTCTGGTTGTTGGCCTTGGCTTGGCAGTAAAAATCATGGTGGATATGGCAAAACAAAAAGAAAAGGAAGGATGATAAGAGCACATAGACTAGCGTATGAAATGACAAAAGGACCTATTCCTAATGATATGGTCGTAATGCATTCATGCGACAATCGTTCCTGTTGCAATCCAGATCATCTTATTATCGGTACACATGCTGATAATAGAAGGGACTCCGTAAAGAAAAACGGAGGCATTACACTCGAAACTGCAAATCTAATTCGATTCCAATATGCACTTGGTAATGTCTCATATAGCACTTTAGGGTTCATGTATGGGGTGAGTACAAGTGTCATAGGAAGAATAATCCGAGATGAAAGGTGGAGAAACTAACTTGCCTACACTAAACCTAACTGACTACGATGAGCAACAGACTTTCGAGGCACTTCCTCCTGGCAAATACTTTGCTACGATCTTTGATGCTGAAGATAGAGAAACTCAAGGTGGCGAAAACGCAAAAATGCCTGAAGGCACGCCTATGATCTTCTGTCATTTCATGCTCACTGGTAAGGTCGGCGAGGATGCACAAGGTGAGGATTCACCGTACTACAATCGCCGTGCATTCCGCAATCTCGTTATTCCTCCTGAGGATTATGACGAGAAGAAGCGCAAGAGCATGAACGGAATGATTGTTGCTCTGTATCGTGCGGTCGGATACACACAAGAGCAGATCACTTCCGGTGAATTCGAAGTTGATACTGAGGATTTGATCGAGAAGGATCTAGTAATCCAACTTAACCGTCGCAGGAATAAGCTGAGCGGTGAGATGGAAAACAATGTTGTTGGTTTCTTCTCTGTTGAAGCTGCGGCGGGTGCGGAAGCAGCAGCATCCTCAGGCGTACTATAACAAGAGTAACCTAGGGAGTTGCGGCCTTAGGTTACAGGAAGAAGTGCCTTTCCGCTAACTTCTTCCTGGTAACTCAGCCAGGATAGGGTAGCAATGGCGACCGACATTGTTACGAGGGTTCGATTCCCTCCTGGGTTATAATGTCAACAACGACAACAGAGCTTAGAGTCGATTTCTTCGATTGGCTCTTTGGCGATGCCGAAGGTTACATATGCCTTGCAACAGCCGAGCCAGAAAACGCTAGACGTACATTCAAACAAAAGTTTTTCCATTGGCCTTCACAAAGGGAAAATCTTGTCATATTCTGTAACGAATTCGCTCTTTCTCGTAATCTGTGGTTTTGTGTTAATCTCCTATCTCAGCCTGAAAGAAAAAAGGAGTATTGCATTAATCATAATCTTGTGTGGGCTGATCTTGATACTTGTAATCCAGAACTGGTCGAGCCTAAGCCATCCTTGATAATCAACAGTAGTCCTGGCAGGTATCAGGCTTTATGGAAGATAGACCAGGTAGTTCCGGCTACTGTAGCTGAGGACTACTCCAAGAGAATAGCATATCATTACAAGCAGAATGGTGCTGACCCATCAGGTTGGGATCTTACTCAGTTGCTTCGGGTACCATTCTCTACAAACTTCAAGTACGGAGAGCATCCATTAGTCACTTTGAATCCTGGTGGTAATGCTGAGGTTCCTGTACTTGATTTCGAAGATATTGAGCAGGCTCCAATTGAGGGAGTGTCTGAGGAACTTCAAGAAACACCAGACTTAAAAGAACTCCCTGAATCACAACAGATCGTTTATAAGTATCAAGCATGGCTCGAAAGGAGTTTTTATGAACTCTACGAAACTGAGCCTGATACTGATATGGATTGGTCTGCTCGTATGTGGAAACTTATTAATATTTGTTTTGAAGTTGGTATGGAAGTAGACGAAGTTTATGCTGTCGCATTAACAGCAAAGTGTAATAAATATCTCAGGGACAATCGGCCTATGCGATTCCTTTGGATAGAAATTCTAAAAGCAAAAGGAATTCAGGATCGCATAGACAAAGTAGCCGGCGAGTGGCAACCTCTATTTCTCCCGCAGCTGGTTGATTCTGAGATGGTCGAACATGATACATTCATAGATCGTTACTTTGATTGGGCATCGAACGTAACCGATGCGGTTCCTGAATATCACGAGCTTTGTGCAGCAATTATACTTTCGGCTACACTTGCTGATAATGTCCGACTCGACGTATCATATGACACGATCGTACCTAACCTGTGGGGGTTGGTATTGGGGGAGTCTACACTTACCAGAAAAACGACAGCCATGCTTTTAGCGATGAAGATGATTCAAGATGTTGATCCAGAAGCGAACATGGCTAACGATGGAACAGCGGAAGGTTTGCTAACTGGTCTATCAATGAGGCCAGGAAGAGTTAGCATTTTCTATAAGGATGAGGTCAGTGGATTCTTCGATGCCATTAACAACAAGCGGTATCTCGCTGGAGTCTTTGAAACCCTCACGCATCTATATGACTCACCACAGCGTTATACTAGAATGCTTAGTAAATCCGAAATTGTCATACAGTCTCCCGTGTTTATTTTTTTCGGTGGCGGGATTGCAGAACGAACATTCCAAGCTCTAACTGAATCAGATGTTCTATCCGGCTTTCTACCAAGATTCCTAGTTGTTAATGGAAATGCAGATCTAGACAGAATCAAACCCACAGGACCTAAGGATTTTGGAGGTATGGCAGCTAGAGAGAAATTGGTGAATGAGCTGTTGGATATGAAAGAACAGTACATGTCATCAGGATACATGGTCGTTGCAGGTCAACGAGTAGCGATAGCAGATTCTACTAATAGGCCGATGACCAATGCGATGTTGTCACCAGATGCATGGGAAACGTATGCCAACTACGAAATGCAAATGGTGAAGGCTGCTCATGAAAGTAGTTATAGGGATCGAGCACTACCTACATTCGAGCGCCTATCTCGCAATATTATGAAGCTAGCGATACTACTTGCAGCCTCAAGACAAGAGCCGGCATCAAGCACATTTAACGTAGAGAAATCTGACATTGACAATGCGGCTCGATTCATTCAAGAGTGGGGCAAGTATTCTGTAGAGTTAATCCTAAATGTAGGAAAGACACAATCTCTCCGCATGATCGAGAAGGTCAGAGGCATGATCGGTAACAAGCCAGGAATCTTAAAGTCTGAGCTAATGAGAATGACACATTTGTCAAGTAGAGAGATGGCAGATGTTCTTGCAACACTTACCGATCGTGGAGAGATAATTCGTAAGGTTCCGAAGAACAAGGCTAGAAGCGAACAATTCTGGATGGTACATTGACATACGAGCCATATCATAAGACAACCATCGACTGTAAGAAGATTCGCCCACACGTCAAGGAGTTGATGGACCGCTGTGGGGGGTCTGTAGAGGCCGGCAAATATGCCTTAGTTGCTCACTCTACATTGCTAAGGATAATGCATGGAGTCAACTGCTCAGTTCAGAAAGAAACTGCAAGAAAGATTCTCTTGGCCCTAGATCATAAGCGTCAGGAGGATAAGGCAAATCATGAAGTACATGAACGATTTCTTAAGGCAAGACAAGAACAGGCACGTATCGAAGCTCATCAACAAAGACTACTAGGATACTAATGCAACGTAAGCATCCTTTAGCCAAGTGTGAAATTTGTCCGTTGCAGAAAGCTCGTTGTGCTCCGACGAGTGGACCTAAAGATGCAACAGTCGCAATTGTTTCACGAAGTCCAGGTAGATATGATGTGTTAGCAAAAAGACCGTTCTCTAGTACATCTGGGGATATCTTGGATCATCTTTTGGGAAGGTATGGGGTTAAGCGTGAAGAAATACTGGCGACGAACGTTGTTCTCTGTAGGAGTGATGATCCACCGAAGGAGGCTATTGAGTGCTGCCGAGAAAGATTACTATCTGACATTGAAGGATGCGGAACGGTCATTGCAGCAGGAGTTGAAGCTGTTGGAGAGCTTGTCAAGGCAAAAAGCCTTAACGGTACAAGAGGTTATGTTCATCACAGATATTCAAAAGGACACACTCAACGTGTCATTGCAACTTTCAATCCAGCTGTCGTCATTCGAGACGACAGTACCTTCAATAACCTCGTAAAGGATTTTGGCCTAGCTTTAAATCCAAAGCCCAAACCACAATTACCAGACGTTAGGTGGACAAATGAAACCAGGGAAGCTAGTGATTGGATCACAGGAATCAACAACCAGGATCTCGATTCCATTACAGTTGATATCGAGACAAAAGGTCTTAGAGCTGATGCAGACATTGTTGCCATCGGGTTATCTGCTACCGGAAATAAAGCAATCTCTATTGGAGAGCACCCCTTACGAGACGATAATTTCTTTAGAGATTACGTTGCCCCGCTTATCAGCGGAAAGTCCTCATTTCTCTATCACAATGGAAAGTTCGACATACGCAACCTTAGATATCATGGAGCGAACGCAAGAGTAGACGAAGATACAATGCTCTTGTCATGGGCCTTGGATGAGAACAGTGACGAAGAGCAGGTTCATAAACTTGAATATCTTTTAATGTCTGAATTCGGGTGGCCTAACTATGAACCCCCCACAGTGAGGAAGTTCAAGGCTGATGTTAGGCGTCTTGAGCGTGAACTAAAGTTTGATGAGCTTAAAGCTCTTGAAGTACCAGATGACCTATACAAGTATAATGCATTGGATGCAGCAGGTACAGCGTTACTCTTTCCAGTATTGAAAGAAAGAGCAATAAATGACCACGTGTGGGGGGTTTACAAGGACTACCTCATTCCCGCAGCTAATGCGTTAGTTAAAGTAGAATTGCAGGGAATAAACTACGATACTGAAGCTGCATGTGACTTGTTGGAGGAAGAAGTATGGCCGGCGCTTTCCAAACTAAAGACTGAGTTGCAGTGGATTGTCGGAGATGGAAATTACAATCCAAACTCTGCACAACAAAATGCGGCACTTGTCTACGACAATTGGAAGGTTATACATAATCTCAGACTCCCTCAAGGAAAAGAGAGGTCCGTAGACAAAAGTGTTTACGCGGAAATCAAAGCAGGAAGGTTTGTTATTGGCGGTTTTGGGAATGTTGATGGACGACAGGATAGTGATACTAAATGGCAAGACAATCAAGGAAACGGAGAAGTTCTACAAACAAGTAGTAAAGCGGATAAGAAAGCTGCCGCTATCAGATGGGCACAAGGATTTGCTGATTTCAAGGCTCTCGATAAGCAAAGATCTACCTACATCGAAGGGATGATACCAGTTGCCCTGCACAACGGTAACAGGCTTTACACAAATTTCAAATTGCATAATACCGTTTCTGGACGGCTCTCTAGCTCCGGTCCGAATCTACAAAATATTACGCGAGTCAAACCCGACCTTCCTAATATACGAGAACTATTTGTTGCTAGTGACGGTAGAACATTGCTCAATATCGACTATTCCCAAGCCGAACTCCGAGCTATTGGCAAACTCTCTAATGATCCTGAGTTTGCTAGAGTCTACAGGGACGGAATAGATTTCCATAGCTTAGTAGCCGAAAGATTCTATGGTCCAAACTTTACGAAAGAAAATAGACAAACTGCAAAGAACATTAACTTTGGTGTTGCGTATCTGCAAACGCCCGAAACGTTTCAGGAGAAACATGGTATTCCAGTAGATGAGGCAAGACCATTCGTTGAATGGTGGTGGAAGAACTTCCCACAGGTTCGTGAATGGACCAATGATATCGCTAAGCAAGTTCGGGCGGGCGAAGTGATTAGTCCATTTGGGAATAAACGAAGGTTCCCGATCCTAACAAAGGAAAACATAAATGCCTGTATCCGAGAAGGAATTAACTTCCTGCCTCAGAACGTCGCGGCTTTCCTTACCACTTACTCTGTTACTCAGCTTGTTTCTAAGCTCAATACTTCCGTTGGCTCAGTCGTTCTTACTGTCCATGATAGTATACTTCTTGATGTTGTGGACGATCATCTACCTGATTGTGCTCTACTTGCTAAGGGAATTATGGAGCGAGCCGCCAAAGAAACTTTAGGCTGGGAGTTTCCGTTCCAAGTTGATATGCAGATTGGACAAAATTGGGGTAACCTAAGTGATTTCTCACTATAAAGAAGATCGTGCTCGATTAGAAGAAGCAGCAAAAGAATTTGAGAAATGTCTTGCGGCTCTCGAACTTGAACTTCCTGATGAAGTTTGGCAGGACGTAACCAAACGATATGAGATATTCAAAGATGTTTTCTGGAAAGCCTACTTTAGGAAGTGGAAATGAGATTAAACGGCGATGATCCTTTAGATCTACGTCCCTCAAAATTTGATAAATGTATGTTCTGTGGCGAGCCACCCGAAGGTGATCGAGCAGATATTATAAATCGCTATGCCCATCGTGAATGTGCCTTGCGCTCAGCTGTGGGGGGTATTGGGCATTTAATCGATCATGCACATTTTTGTCAAGGAGAACTAGGAACTGATGCGGGATTAGATTATCGTACATCAGCTCTAATGGTAGATGTATGGATACATCGTAAAGGAGTGGAAGCGGCGGTTGAAAAAGCGTGATTACACAGCGTAGGCCGGTAGTTACATTCCTCTGTGGATGTGCCATCGAACCAAAAGATGTAGCTCATGTAGATGCTGATGGTTTTATACATTGTCCAAATCATCCTGGTATAAGGCGTTATGGTTGGAGATCAAGAGGTAAAAGTTACGGAATAACACTAGAAGAAAATGAAAAATTGTTTTGGTCAACAAAAGGAATAATCATCGTTAAAGATGGCGAATCATATCAAATCCTAAACCCCTCGACAAACCTCACAAATCCCTAGAACGGTCTTAGAAACGATGAGAAACGCAGACAAGTATGACCATTGACATACGGCCGGAATCGTTGTATAATCGTTCTATGGACACTCACGCGGTCGATCAGCCCGACGCCGACGCCGCCCCGAGCAAGTGGCGACTTTGTGCGTTTTGTCACGAAAGATTCTATCCAAAACGCAAAACCCAGTTATATTGTAACGAATTCTGTCGAAAGGGTAGAAATCCAGAAGCAGTTGTTAGGTATTGTGCATGGTGTGAAAAGCAGCTATCATCTACTAATCCGAAAGCAAAATACTGTACAGATAGTTGTAGGCTAGCTGCATTTAATGCAAAAGATTGTTTTTATTGTGGAGCACCTGCTGATACAAGAGATCACTTTATTCCTAAAGCATTTTATTATACAATTCAAAATCTAAAATGGGACCAAAAACAAATTCTAGTTCCTTGCTGTAAAGAATGCAATTCTACAGCAGGTGATCGTGTATTTAAATCATTTCGTGAGAAACGATTGTATATCAAAGAACGGTATCTAAAGAAATACGCTAAATACTTGGATACACCAAATTGGTCACAAAAGGAATTAGAGGAACTTGGATCTGGCTTAAAATCATATATAATTGCAGGACAGAGAATTAAATTTGAACTTCGTAAGAGAATTGCTAGACTCGGTGGTGGAAAGCATAAAGCCTTTACTAGCTCAACTAATGGAAGAGTTCTAAAAGAACCTGATGAAATTGATATCATTGTTGATAAGATGATGAAGGAAGAACTTGCTAAAAATCGTTAGTCTAGACCCTGGCGTTACAACAGGATATTCTCTAGGCATTATTGAAGATGATGTATTTCTAGTAAGCTGCGATCAAGAAAAATTCTCACATTGGCATCTATGGAATTTACTATTAGAAGTAGAACCTGACATGATAATCTGTGAATCATTCGAATTTAGAAGTCAAGCAAGAGATGGACTAGAGCTATACTCTTGTGAGCTAATTGGCATCGTAAAGATGTATCATCAGAAATTCTTCAAACCCCAGCTGAAAATGCAGACAGCTGCTACGGGAAAAGGGCATTACAATGATGCCAAGTTGAAGAAGATGGATCTTTACATTCCTGGCAAAGATCATGGAAGGGATGCCCTACGACATATGCTACAGTGGTATACATTCGGAGCAGGATTCCAGTACAACAAGAAACAACCGATTATGCTAGCACGAACGGAAACCATCCTCAATAAGGGAGAGCAAATTGGCACTCGATCTTAAGTATGGAGAGGTTACTCTCCAAGAGAATGCCGAGCTTAGTGAATCTACTGAGCCTGTATTTTGCTTGCGTGCCTCAGATGCATTGGCCCTACAGATGTTGCGCGATTACCGTTTTGCTTTTACTGATGCATATGGTGAAGAAGCAGATAAGAACTTCACCGATCAACTCGAACGCTGCTATGATATCTTCGAGGAGTGGCAAGAGAACAATCCTGAGAAGGTAAAGCAGCCAGACTGATGATCGAACTACTTGATCCCAACGATGCAAGGCCATCAACACTAATCACTAAAGTCAATGAGATAATCGAAGTGCTCAATGAACATACGCATGAAGTTGTCGAGATAGATCGTACCGAACAAATGAAGTCGGATGATCCTGAATAAATAGAAAGTTTACGGGGGTTGTCGTAGGCCAGGGAGACAGGCGCGACAACCCCCGTAATTGTAGGAGACGGCTACGGCGGTTGTTTTACGTCCCCTACTATCGTAGCAGGATTGCTACGAACTCTTATACTTCTCTATACCCTCTGGATTAGCTGCTACTGCTTTGGCTCTATTCGCACGTAAATAAGAGTCTGCTATTTTCCAAGCAGCAGCAACAACAGTAGCTCCTGCCGAAATCGCGAGTGAACTTTGTTCATTCGATATCCAACCATATGCTACTGCCTGTGCAGCTATCCAGCCTATTACTGCAAGTATCTGTGCTTGAGTAATATCAGGCATATTGCCGGGTTTCTTAAGCATCTAAACTCCCACATCATAGTGGCGGAAGTGATTCAAGTCACTACGATAGGTATACTTTGCATATATCATGGGGTAGTGACCCAAACTCAAAATCATTCCATTGCCAACATATATTGCTACGTGTGTTGGATCTCCCTTGTTAAATCCAGGATATGAATAGGGTGTATAGCCATAAAATACTAAGTCACCGACTTTCATTGCACTCATGTCCACTCTATGGCCATGTGCAATTAAGGTTCCTGTATATCCTTGACCATCATATCCTCTACCATTAGGATCGGGTCCACCGCCTCCATACCAACAATTAGTAACAAACCCAGAACAATCCCAATGAAGTGGTACCCGTGGGGGTTTTAATACTTCCATTGGCCTGTATTGAGAATATCTGATTGCCATTCTATTGTTATACCAGAAGAATCCAGAGTACTTTGTTTGTCCTCGTATTTTTTCTTCTGGACTGATAGTAACGGCATCATAATATTCCTGTGCCAATTCTATTGATCTAGCATCAAAAGCCCATTCATTTGGCTTGTTCTTTGCATGTGTTCTTTCCAATGCATTATGAGCTTTCATTCCAAGTTGCTTAGTTGTACCAAGACCATGTTGCTTTTTGAAAACTATTACGGCTTTCATGAAGAACGGGCCGGCAACATTAGAAAAATCCTGCCATGGATAAACATCAGGATTCCAACGTGATATAGCCCGCTTGTGGGCGACTACATCTTTACCAATAACACCGGGAGTAAGTGCTCTAGGGAACTTTACATCAGGAGGTGTGCTACTCATTTGGCGGTACTACACCCTCGTTCTCATCGTTGTCTTCACTACCATCATCGTCATCGGGTGCAGGATCTTCTTCTTGATCGGGATCGGCTGGAAGAGGCTGCTCAACTTCGCTCATTGTTCCTCCTTAGTCTTTGATGCAAGTGAATATAGTTGTTTGACCGCCGGGGTGATTAATTACGAGAAGCCCCGTCGAATAACCCGTTGGACATGTTGTTTCTCCCGATGGCCCTGGTGGGCCTACGTCACCTTTTGGTCCCTGAGGTCCTGGTGGGCCTGCCGGACCCTGAGCACCTTCACCTACATTTATAGTTACTGTCTTAGATGGAGTTTGGGAAGTTGCTCCTAAAACCGCTGCCGTCCCTAAACCACCAGCAGCGACTAAACTTAACCCTGAAACCGCTAATATCAGATTATTGCGGTTCATCTGTACTTCCTCATTCTCTCCTCATGTAACTTACTAGCAGAATCTTCTGCTTCTTTTCTTGCTTTCTTTAATCTCTCCAGACATTCTTCATTTGCTGTGTCTGTGGCATCTTTTGATGCTCTTTTCATTGCTACTATACCTGTCCATGCTCCTACGCAAGATGTAACTATAGCTGCTAGTCCAAGAAGTGTCGCACTAAGTTGAAGGGCCTCTATTAACATTCATCTGTTGTTCTTCTTGTGCTTTTAATTCCTTGCCTTTCTTATTTCCTGTATTATCACTTCTTCTATTCTCCGGGTTTTTCGGCTGTGGATCTTCTTCCTCTATACTAGACATTAGTCTGCCCACGCTCCTAAATATGATGCCTGTAATGTTCTTGTAGACTCCTTCCCTTTTCTATGCCATGTCCCATCCTTATAATAGTACAAATCTCTAGTTGTTTCACTATTGGCTTGGTGCCAAGCACCATCTTTGTAATAGTACAGTATTAGAACCCCTACTGCCGAAGCAACCCAGACATTATCGAAATTGTTTGTTCGTGTTCCGACTAGAACTGCAAGTTGGCCACGTGAATGGGTACTATTGGAATTGGTATTCCAGCGATCCCAGTAGTCAAAGACATATAACTTATCGCTATGGGATACCATACTTAAGAATCCATAGGCAGTTCCTCCGTTACCAAGAGCATTATTATTTCGCGCTGCTGGTATCCATCCTCCGGTTCCAGTATCCATCATCTGAGATACAAAATTTGATTGCACTCCCTGAGAAAACTTACCACTCCCTGTATAACCAAGAATTAAGTTACCGCGCGCGTCAAATAAAGCTCCACCTAATCCAGGATCAATCCAAGGCCCCCAATTTGTATCTGCACCAAACTGAGTTGGACATTCAAATTCGGAGCCATCGCTCTTAAGTTTCGCAACTAACAATATATCTACAAAACTAGTCCCAAATCCCAAGTCTGCCGCCATCCAAACACTTGTGCCGTCGTCGAATAATATCATTCCCTGTTGCCAATGTCCCCAATCTCCGTTGGTACCAAAGGCAGCTTGAGGTGATATTGTAATATTAGAATTTGCAACATCTTCGGCTTGAAATCTGATAGTGTTAGACCATGCTGATCCAGTCCATTCTGAATAAACAAATTCATTTTGCCCACTAACAGTAGTCGGCCCTACTGCTGCTAATCTCGGTGCCCATGTGCCACATAGAATAGCAGGATTATTAGAAGGGCCATCATGATGACACATCGTAATGGCTACTCCGTACTGATTATCAGTATCAGCTAGTAGAGGTTCATAGTATCCGTCTCCATATAAAAACTGTACTTTGTCAGCATAAAATCGGAATCCTGATGGTGTTCCTGTAGGTTGGCCTATTTTAAAACTAACTACATCTCCAGGTGCCAATGTACCAACATTTCTTATGAAATATCCTCCGAAATCTGTAGCTGTAGGACAACTGGTATAGTTGCTGTAAACACCATTTACGTACATAGCTAATACTGGTCTTATTGTTCCAGAACCTTCTATAAAATATCGAACTGCAACATAACTGTTATTGGTAGAAAAGCCTGATGGTACAGTTGCAGTAAATGATACGGCAGCAGATGGAAACGGATCTGTACCTGCGCCTGCATCCATTGTTTGATTGTGCCCTACTACAGTTTGGGTATCAGATGCACCAGTGCTATAATAGCGATTTCCAGTTTTAGATACAGCAGTTCCGCTAACTACAGCGGCTTCTGCTTGAATAGGTCCAAAGGTAGTATATACTGCTGAATTGTAATTGGTTGGTGGCGGAATTTCATGTATCGCCCATGATGTACCGCCAGTCCATTTTGCTAAATAGCCTTTATACATATTCGGTGTATTGGTTGTGGGATTGGTTTGATAAGGCCATGACGAAGTTGGTAAATCATAATTGACACTATGAACCCAATCATATGTGGTACTTATGTCATCTTCTTCTACAAAACCGACCCAAATACTTCCATCTGATCCTACTTTAATATTTGGGCGACCTTCATATCTGCTAGGTGCTTGTGTTCTAGGATAGGCACCAGCAGTAAAACTACCAAGATCAGAAATGCCAGAACCGGGAGTATATTTCTTAACGAACACTTTGGAATCCCACCGAGGGAATCCAGTTGTTTGGACTCCTTCTGTTAAATAATGATTTCCAAGACCTGAATAAGCTATGTAGATATTTGTTCCGTCAGTACATGCGTCTAATGCTCCTACTGCATAACTTGGTGCGCCTCCATGCTCAATCAATTGTTCATGACGTAATTCTCCGTGACCAGTTACATCATTTTCAACTACAGTCCAAGATCCAGAAGCATACTTGGCTATATAAGGGCCAGCATATTGAGTTCCTTCACCCACAGATGTTGAGGCATTTACAAGTTGATGCCAGATGGCATAAACATCACCGTTATCAAGTGTGAGGACTGTTTTAGTAGGCACCCACCAATACCAAAATGAAACTCCAGATATTGTAATTCCCGTCTGCTGCAACAGTCCATCACCAGTATATGAATCACCAAGAGGATCATCATCAAAATCGTAAATATCGAATGATCTCCCAGGCGCTCCTGTATCTACAAGTGGAGCAAAGCAAACCTGTTTTATCTCAAAACTATCGGCGGGTACTGAACCTGTACTATAGTCAACACCGACCATAGTAAATGCAATTTCATCACCTGCCACAATTGGCATAGCTGTAACAATTAATTGTGCTAGTGCAGGTGTGGGGTCTGCTGGATTGGGATTCGGAAAAGTTGTCGTATTAATTTTGGTACCAGTTTCATTAGTATACTTAGTACGACTCTCACTAGGATTATATGTGATGTAATCCGTATATGCGGTTCCTGTTCCATTCGGCGGTGTGCTATCCCATATGGCTTGAATAGGAAGTCCATTTCTAGTCATACAAAGGAAATAGTTATTTATATTGATTCCATTCTTAACTCTTGCTTGAGCAGTAACACGATATAACCCTGGTGGTGGCAATGCTGCACCACGAACCCAAAACGATGGCTTATAAGAGCTAGGTATTGAATAGGGATTAGGCCCAGAAGTAGCAGCCCTATATAAAGCTAGATTTGTAGTTTTTTGGGTATCTGCTACCCAGTTGTCTACTGTAATTGAAACAGTAGATGATCCTCCTGTATTTGCGTCATCTTTTGCCTGAATACAATAGATAATTGAAAGAGCCCAACTGAGTTTTAATGTTCCTGTTTCACCGCCTCCATATGTACCGGCTTGAATGTAGTATGTAGTTCCGTTGACTGCACTAAATGTAACCTTAGATGTAACTGTGATATCATCGTCACCCGAAGTGATTGCAGTTAAGGCAGTTAAAGTGGTTCCTGTCCAAATAGCTAAGGTTGTATCCATAGAATCGTCTAGTCCAGGACCACTATCATGCGTATCAAATACTGCTGTCCCATCACCAGGAGCAATCCACTTGTACCAAACTGATTGATTTATTGCCGGAAAGGCAGAACCATGAGGTTCTCCTGTTTCTGTTGTTGCTGTATCTATTGTGACAGAAGTATCAGAACCAGTCAAGCCGGAAATCAAAAGAGCACTTGCAAAGTTGTCATTAACTGGAGGCATATTATCTATCGAAGACTAGTGATTGTCCTGTTTTTCCGTGTAACGCACCATTGCTATCGACCTCGAACAAGACCTGCGATCCAAGCATTACACGAAATATCTGGCCTGACGCAATTCTAAATGTAGTAGTACCATTCGCTTGAACATTAACGTCCCCATCCGAAGTTAATCCAATCTGACCGCCATTGGTAACGGTTTCGATATAGATATCGTTTACTGATGTTAAGTGGATTTCAGATGTTCCGGAAGGTTCAGTAGTGACAATTCTGATTCCACCTGAACCATGACTTTCTATATATACACCACCACCACCGTCATCAATAAATTCTAACCCGGCTCCAATACTGGAGTCACTGAAATCATTAGTATGAGCATAAAGATAACCACCGTCTTGTGGATAAGTATCAAATTGTAATCCTCCACCCCCACCACCACCAGTGAGAGGTGTAGCGTTCCTCATAATTGCTATCTGACCTTCTACTCCCTCCGGCGGGTCGGTATAGTCATATGTGGGAACAGTAGGCTTTAAACTATTTTGAAGCATTCTGACCTGTTTCTCAAGCATCTCTATACGTTGGACGAGATATTCATCTTTAGATTTCGGTGTCTTATTAAAAGGCATTATCCCTCATTTACTCCGATATTATCTGCTGTGTCATATACCTGATTCAAACCGATCTCACAAATCGGTTCCCCAATACTTCCATCATCAGATATCGACATCTGAACAATTCTTTGTCCAGAATCTATCCGATGGTAACCTAATTCCTGGTCTACAAATATTGCAACGCCAGGCTTGAATATTGTCCAGAAATTCGTAATGTTGTTTGGAAGAACTGAAAGTGGTATCTCATGTTGTGGCTGAAGATCGAATGCTAACTGTTTACTTGTCTTTGCATCAAGAGCGTCGGCATTCGAAATATCACCAAAATCATATGATGCATCAAGTCTACCGAATTGATCCTGTCCTGGTCCATAACCTATCGTAACTGCCGGAATATCGATACTATTATACCCGGATACATGAGTTGCTATTGGACCGTTGTTCGTAAATGATATATCGAATGGCGTTTTAGCATCACTTGAATTATCGAACACGAATGCCCAGTGGCTATCAGTAGAATCTGTTATATCGAATGTAGTTGGATCACCATAAAAATAAGGAGATGCGATTTGGAATATCATATCCCATGTTGTTCTATAATCAAATCCTGGAGCAATATCTGACAGTTCTCCAATCATATCGCTTACAAATCGCTGGTCACCAAGAGGAACATCATATTTGATATTCTTCCCAATTGTACTAAGAGAATAAGTAATTGGCCAACTATCGGTCTTAGCCAGTACTTTATCTAGTATATGTGTCAAGTGAGTAATAACATCGATCGATGTATCTAGATTGTACCCAAATCCAGGTTTTGAACCAGTATAAGACTCTAACTGACCCTCATCATTACCTGACACTGTGGGATCGCCATTAAAGGGAAATTGTCGGCGCTCAAAATAGTGCAGCCAAGACTTACCCCCCACAGTCATGAAGTCTGATCCTTTTTGTGTAGTTACTGACGTTATGAGGCCGGCCTGTATCGGTACCCAGCCTTGACGTAGTAACCAACCGTTTCTATAAGGACCAATAAAATCATGAGTAACTATCGTCGCTCCGCTCATATCAAGAGCAGAGAACGTTATATCTAAAGATATGGTATCTGGCTCACGAAGATTTAATTCGCAAGTCCAGTTCTCCGGCCTAAAGGATATAGTTGTATCCAAGTTTTGGTCGAAGAAATCAACGTAATACTCACGATCATTATCCTTAGGAAGAGCGTGAGTAGTTAAGTCAGTAATGTAGCTCATACCCAGAAGTAAGGAACAGCCGACGTAACTCCAATAAACCAGGGAGTGAAACAGAACAAAGTAACCATCCACTCTATTACTGGAGTCTCCGCTGTGATAGGAGCGGAAATCATCAGACCACCATAATCTTGTTTCCAATCCTCAGACATATCGAGGCGTCTAATGAAAAGCGTTCCTCTTCTTCTGGAGGCTATTGAATCAGTAGGACTACCCCTCAATGCCCTAGTAAAACTATCCAACTGAGCTATAGCATGAGCAGGAGTATCAGCCAAAATTTGTCCTGTCATTTCTATTGACATTCCACCCTCATAGGAGAATGTCGGCCATACTCCTCTTGCTTGTGATTTTACGCGATCTTGTATAGTACGATCCTCCACACTAGGATTAAAACTTCGAAGTGCAGAGTATCCTGTAGTTACGGGCGCAGAGTCAAGTACATAATTGCTAATGCCATTAACATTGTGGACTTCACACTTTGATAACATTAGCCGAACCGTCCTGCCGTATGTGCTCTATTGGTAAACATAGCGTGCTTTACCTTCGCAGTAGTCTCAGCATCGGATTTTCCATGAACGTTAATAGTTATTCGATTGTCGTGAGTTAGATTTGTACTCTGAGATTTTGGATGCCAGCCCTTTGGTGGCTTAAGTCCGAATTGCTTTTCAAGCAGTTGCATCATCGCACTTTGTAATTTTGAATCTTCTGTGCGGATTCCTTCGATGATGGCCTGTGCAACCTTGCGACCGTGTTCTCTATACATTTTGAGTTGCTCATTGAGTTGCCGCATTGCGACTTTCTTAATATCATTCTGACCTCTGACGAACATGTTGACATATCGCCTCCACATGCCTGGAGACATTTTTGCAAGTGCCTCAACATTCTTGAGAGCACCAGGACCAGCAGCTTGTAGCTGATCTATTAGTGCTTGTGGAGCACCACGTCGATGGAGTCTGTTTACGGTTCTATTAAATTTCTCATATTGCGTTGTCTGCATAGTCAAGTCTTTAAGCTGCGAACTAGGACCGAAAGCAAAACCAAGATTCTGGAGAGTAGAAGCACCAGGACCAGTCATTAACGGACCTTGGAACAATGCTCCGAAGTTCGATTGCTGCTGCTGGAAAAATGTATTGTACATGTTGGTAATGTTGCTCAATGCATTCTTAAAGTTATTTTGTTGATCCTGTAGCTTCTGCTTATATGCGTCGTTGGTTCTCGATATGGAATCGGTAATAATCTGCTTCTCAGCGTCCGAGGACTCTTTCCTCAGTTTCCTTAGAGCCTTATAATATCTCTGTGCGTCTGATAGATCATGAGACTTAAGATATACATTACGGAGTCTGACTAGTTGCTTAAGCTCTTCATTGAATTGCTTCCTGCTTATAGTTCCAACATTATGTGCCTGTTCTGTAGCAGCCTGTGTTGCAGCTTGCTGTTGTGCAGAAAACATATCACTAAACATTGATTGCTGGGTATCACTGGCTACTTTCTGATATTGAGTTAATGCATTATAATAAGCCTTCCATTTTGACATATCAGTTGGCGCTGCTTCCGCAATCTTTCTCAGTCGCTCAACATTCTGTCCCATTGCATAAACCTTCGCATCTGGTAAAGCTGCGGCAGTTGCAGCAGCAATACCGAGGAGATCATCAATCATCTTCTTTTGAGCGGCTGTAGATTTTGCTGTTAAGGCATCGAGAGCCTTGTGGAATGCTTGCCAAGCGCCATATGCCTTTGCAAGATCAGCAGGAGTATCTCCAGTAATGGATTCATATGCTGTCTTTAATCTGCGAACATTTATAAGCGCCTTTATAAATTCAGCTTTACTCATCACGAACGGAGAATCTTGCCCTCTTGCTGTAAACTTTGTTATTCCTCTGACTGCATTCGGAATCATGTCAATATATGTCCTAAATATCCTGTCAATATCTTTCCAGTTCTTTTTAAGAAGATCAGTTTGAGCCGTCATTTTCTCATACGCAGGAACAGCTGTAGACGCTGCAATGGCATGTTGTTCCAAAATAGCTTGCGTTTGTGAAATCCCAGTAGGTGATGTTGCAGTTCTAATGGCATCTTTAGTCATCTGTGAAACTTTAGCTTTACTCCGCACAAGATTCTTGTCAATCCAAAAGTCTACCATTCTATTAAAAGCTTTTCCAAAATCTTCACCAGACTTTGCACCAGCAAGGAAAAAGTCTCCTGCAATGGGAATATGCTTAGCAACATCTGTTATACCGCGAACAAAGTCGCTATGATGCTCTTTCTGGAATTTCTGAGACATACCTCGGGCTATTGTGTAAGTTACAACAACAGCAACAATATAAGGGCTGAGCCTCGATAGTGCATATAGTTCCCCTCTAAGTCTACCGACTTTACCACCTGCTATTAAGGCTTCAGCACCCAGCTTATCAAAGCCACTAATCATTCGAAGTAACTTTGCGCCACCAGCAACACTCAATCCAATTCCAATAGCTCCAATGATTTTACCCAATCCTCCAAGTTCCCTAATAACTGCATCTGTCTGATGTGGGAATCTTGCCCATAATGCAATCAATGCAGTTATTGTAGTAATAAGGATACCGGCTTTTATATTTACGGCTCCGAGTTCGGAAGCCATGCCAGCACCTTTTGTGGTACTCAATCCAAAAATTGCAGCTAAACTACTGGATTCACTTCTTAAAATCTTCATAGAGATTACCATTGCAGCAATACCACCTGCAACAGTGGCAACGACACCTACTAGTAAAGCCCCCACAGCTGCTAAGGCTGCTACCCTAGCAATGGTAGTTCTTGTGGAGCCAGACAAACTATTAAACCACTTAATTACTCCTTGGAGTGCATCAGCGACTTTCAGCAGGAATGGCAGTACTGCCGATCCTAATTCAAGACCTATTACTCTCAGATCATTAATGAACTGTGCCCATCTGACGCCAGCAGACTTACGTATAGCTTCTAATGATCTTTGGAACTCTTTTGTATCACCAGTGGTATTGTGAAGTGTTCTTCTGTAGAGATCGAAGTTCTGGATTAAGCCTTTCAAAGCACGACGAGCTTGCACAGTACCTTGTTGTCCGGTAATCATTTTCAGGAAGTTTTCACGCTCAACACCACTCGTTAAAAGTTTCCTATCGGACTGAATAAATCTTTGGATAATCTGATCTAGTGGAAGCAAATTTCCTTTTGCATCCTGAATACTCTGAGCAAGTTTCTCAAATCCAGGAGCAGGCTTAGCTGCAAATCTTCCAATGATTTCCATAAGTCTAGCAAGGCCAGCAGCAGACATTCTCTGGCTTGGCATCAGCCTTGTTAAGAATGCTATAGCGCCATTCATCTGTTCGATTGACTGTCCTGCACCATGAAATGCAGGGGCCAACTGGTTCATTGTCTGTGTATATTGTTCAACAGTCAAGCGACCGAAACGAACAGTAGCAAGAGTCGATGCTGCAAGCTTCTGCCATGCTCTCATGTTACCAGCACTTATTTTCCAGTTATTCCCTAATGTAATTAGGGCATCTGCAACATCATTTATGTTTCCAAGCATCCCACCTGCTACCCAGACCTGACCAAAGAGTTTTAAGAGTCTTGTACCTTGACCAAAGGTTACATTCATAGATGAATAGATATTGTACAGGGCGTCAGTTAGATCATTTTGATTTGCAGGAACAGATTGCATGATGCCAATGATAGCCTTTTGAATACGACTAGCATTTGCTACTACAGTATTTGCATTACTTCCAATCTTACCTACCTGAGTAGATGCTCTAACGGCTTCTTGATTAAAGTGGGCTGCCGATATTCCTAATGCTGCAAAAACAGCAGTTCCTATCAGTCCAGCAGTTGCTAACTGCCGGCCTATATGTGAAACCATCTGTGCAGTTGTTCTTAGTCTTTCAGCATTCTGTCTTGACAGTAAAGCATTCTGTTCAGCAAGTTGCTTATTTAAAAGTTCTTCCTCGTCTCGTAGAACACGAACGTTAGCAATGGCTTGTCTTGTTGCTGTTCTGTTAAGTTCCCATTGTGCATTGATATTTTTCAGTTGGTTTTCTACAATGGCAAGCTCATGAATTAATTGACCTTCGGCAGAATCAAGGGCAACAGTTCTTGCATCTACATTAGCAAGTTGGGCAGCTAAAACTTTATGTCGTTCTGCTAAAACACTTGCTTGTGCAGCTACCCTAGCTTCTTCAGTTCTTAAAGCAGCTATTGATGATCTTGTTGCTGCAATTTGGCCTTCTATATCAGCACCGGCAGCTTGTACAATTCCACGTTGGCCAGGAATTTCTCCAATAGCCATTTGAGTCTCACGAACACGCCTGCGTGCAATATTAGCTCGTGTTTGAGCATCACGTAAAGCTACCGCACTACCCTCACCTGCTAATGCAGTTACTCTTCTACGAGCCTGGTTATATCTTAGTTGTCTCTCGAGAAGTTGCGTTTGTAATGCAAACTCACGTCTATCCAACTGAATTAACTGTTGTCTATTCCTAAGTCCTTGGGTACCAAGTCTACCAATTTGGTTGTTAAGTGCCTGTCTACGAAGATCGATCTTCTCCATTGCAGAGTCAAGACCAAGCTCTTGTCTCATGAGATTTAGTCTTTGGACTTCAAGTCCTGCTCTCGCTCTATCAAGACCAGTTCTTCTAACATCAAGATTCACAATACGTGATTCGACACTGAGTTGCTGTAGCTTATTACGTGCAACGGCCTGCTCGTATGCAAGTCTAGCTTTGCCATCAGTAGCTCTAACAGATTCAATACGAGCGATTTGAGTAGCTTGTTGAATTTGATTACGCTGCAACCTATTCATGGTCGCAGCACGCTGCATGTTTATATCTCTAAGATTCTGTAGGCGCCGCACATCACGCCCTACTCTTCCGAGCATTGCGGATGCTTGATTCTGTGCTCTTACTATCAGTAAGAGTTCATGAGCGCCTATTGCCACTTTGTTCCTCTAGTTCAGTTTTTGCCTTAGTCCTTGCATCTTCTCGTTCTATATCCTCATTTTGGATCATCATAATGATTTCGAATTTCTTTATGACCTCATCTGGCTGATCGAGTAAAGCACCAGGAAAAGGAAGTACATGAAATTCTCTGCTAAAATTGTATAACCTTATCCAATCAGCGGCTTCACTCAATTCTCCATTGTCAATTGAGAATCCTCTACCGTCTGCGATCCGTTTCCAGTTGCGGTCGATGACGATTCGGACGGCGTGGTAAAATTTTGTTCATCAAAATCTGTTCCATTTAGCTTATCTATCTCTGTCTCAATCTCAGCTGCAATCTTAGGATCAAGAATATCAAGAGTCATCGTGTTATTAAAATCGAGCTTATTTCCATCAGCATCCTCAAGATTATGATCCAGGATAGCATTAGCAAAATCAAACTGGCGACTCGCAACATTGAGAATGTTGATCGTGATAGTATTTACATCATTGACACTTGTGCCGGTAAATTCCTGCATGTACTTAGCAGCAAGATCGCGCCGCTTAAGCATCATTCCAAAAGGAAGTTGCCGAAGTAGAACAAACCCGCCAGGGCAGGTCTTTAAATCGTGCCGTACTCCAGCAGAATCAACTGTAGCTCTAGGCATTGTGTCTCCCTTATTACCATACTTTTATGCGATAGTGGTTGGAGTCTTAACAGAAATCTTGTAGGCATCGCCACCAGCAATCCCTACTGCCCTGCCTTCCGAAGTCGCCATGATTAGATCGCCCATACCGGCAAGGTTAACCGCATATTCGGTATATGTCGAATTGAAAATTTCTATCTTGAATGCAGTGGTTGCAGTGGCAAATGTTGCTCCACCCTTAAGACTCTCAAGTTTAATAGCACGGAATGTATTGGCAACCATGTTGGTATATTCAGTCTTATCAACAAAGTCCAGTTCTGTCGAATATGTAGCTTCAGTTTCACCATAAGCGATATATGTGGCTGCTCTACTTGATGTAAGACGATTCTGTGCCGAGGCATTGAAGTTCGAGGTAAATGTAAATCCATTGTAGTTAAGATCAGCAGTTGCAAATGCAGGTGTAAGACCTGCTGTATCAACATATACCGAATGTGCTGCGGCACCAAAGAGAACAGGCTGAATCCATGCAGGAGAACCAAGGCCACCAGGTGTAGTCTCGCTAAGACCAAAGCCATTCAACGTACATACGAGAACACCATTGTCGATTGTGAACTCATATCCACCAAAGACACAGCCTGCATAACCAAACCCAATACCGTTACGCACTATGGTAATGCTTGCTGTTCTCGGAACAAGTCCTGTTGCTGCCGTTGATGCACTACCAGCCGATGAAGGAGCATATCCATATACTCCTGCAGGATTTGTTATATTATGTCGGCAACAATGTAGGAAATAAGGCATGAAGGTAGGATCAACTTCCATCCTGATATCGCCTTCGATATGATAGAAGCTCTGCTGTGCATCGGATACGATTGTCTGCTGTCTGATTTGTGGAGAGAAATATCTATCTTCACGATATCGGAAATCCTCGCTTAGGATAGGAACCCATACAGTGCCCGCCGTAGTAGGCGGAAGATAAGTTCCCATTGTTGCTTCATGCTTAATTGCTAACCAACCACCACCTCCTAACCCTGCGGGCATTATGTACCACCACCCTCAGTAGCACTCGTATCCTGAGGTAATCCTGAAGTTACTTGGGTTGGAGCTTCTTCTGGTGTAACCGTAGGCTTATCAGGATTTTCTGGCTCAGGTTCCTCAGGTGGAGTAAAATCAGGAGAGCCAGAAACTTCTATACCTTCCTGACCTGCATCCTGTAAACAATATCCATTCTGTGCGTAAAAAGCGGCCTCTTGACCTTCATCGAGATCAATTGAGCCACCATTCTCTACAACACCTACGCCAACAATACCAATAGGACCCATCTCCTCTGTGTATTGTGGCAGATCAACTGATACGCTAAGGGCCATAAGGAAACCCTTTCCGTGATTCGATGGCTACTAGCATTTGTGTTCCTACAACTGCATCATTCATTCTAGCAGCTCCGGTTATAGGAGCAGTCTGCTGTATGAATGCGAATACAACTGCACCATTGAAATTCATCTCTCCTGTCTCGATTGTATTCTCAATGTTCGTAACCAGTTCCAAATCTTCTTTTGTCCTTTGTGTATGAGAGTTATCTAATCTTGCATGATAGACCATGATAAGCACTTCCATACTAACAAGGAATACATGAGTATGATGTAATTCCTTTTGCTTGCCACCAGACAAAACCACCACAGCTGGATACTCTGGTTTTAATCTTTCATCTAATCCCAAGAATCCGATACCTAGTGACTCTTTGTTCTCATCGAGAAGATCAAACAGGAACTTAGATGCCTGCTGTGGCTCAGTTATAGTTTCTGTTATTAGATTGCTCATCCCGGAAATGTCATAGCTTGAATTCTTGGCTCATAGTCCAAACCAATACGCCCTTGTATTCTTCCAAGGCCATGTGGACGTTCACGAGCCATGGCAACACCAGTTACAGGTCCCATGATAATATCAAGTTCTCTACCGATCCAATCGTCAAAGACAGCAACAACTGCAAATGCTGCTGTCTCTGATAATCCAAGATAGGAACGCTTTGGTATTCTTGGTCTAGACGAAGTACCCTTTGCGGTAGTAAACGCTGTTTTCAAATATCCTCCACGATCATGAATACGCCAATACGGTGGTGCATTTGCTGTATTAACAGCCAAGTTATGTCCTACGATAGGAAATGTAGTTGGCTCATGTAACCATTCAATAAGCTGCCGTCCACGACTCTTCTCTGGAGCACCTAATCGAAGTATTGTTCCAGGATAGCCTTTACTAGATAGCCATTTATCATAATCTGGATTATGCTTGGCCCAAGGAAAACCATCAAGATCGGTTTCGGTTTCGAAACGATGATCGATATCATCCATGAGTATTTGTCTTGAGGCAACCATAGGAAGTGTAGTGTCGTCTATTCCTTCAGCAAGCAAGTCTATCTTATTTGCTATGACTCTTGGCGATTTACCTTTTGCTCCCCAATGAAATTCAAGACTACCCATGAATGAGCCAACCATAGACTCAAGTTCAAAGCTACTCACAAATTCATTCCCATTGTAAATTTGGGTGGATCAGTCGTGTCATTAGGCCAGAAATCATTTATAGTTAAATGATCTGCTCCTACATCATCTGTTACTTCTTCCAACACTACTGTACCGTCTAAGATACCCCTCAGCAACTCCATTGCTTCATTGTACTTATTCTGGGCGAAGAGAGGGTCATCTAGAGAATCTTCGGAGTATCTTTGACGATAGTAGAACGCGGCTACTAACCTACCAACAACAGCTCTAATGAGTCCAGGTGTTGTTTCAGGATCAGACCATGATGCTAACGTGACCGATGAATAATAGCCAGCAAGCATACCACGAACAACGCGCTCAGCATCCAACTGGAACGGTCCATAGTCAGCTGTATCTACCTCGATCTTGTCTCTCGGGAGATGAATGTTAATGTCGTCGATTGTTGCTAAAGCCATTAGGAACTAGTTGATCCAGATGTACTAGATGCCTTCGGCGGAGTATCAGTTGCCTTAGTAACTTCACCTTCAGGAGAAACTTCATTCTCTCCCTCAGTCCAGCTTCTCTCAGGACGCATTAGATCAGCAACAAGAGCCGAATCTAAGTTTCCTGCATCAACACCTTCCTCCAATGCAACTAGCCTAGCTGCAACTAGCTTCTGTGGGGAAGTTTCAGGATCGATCAGTTCCTCAGGAAGCTCATACTCACGAACAGCTCCCCACTTAACTAAGTACTTCCAATCCTCCGAATCCTCTTCGAGTCCAATATCACCAGGTGATACCTCACCACCAAGAGGAATTACCTTTCTACCGAGAATGAGAGTCTTATCATTCTCATCCGTTTCCACTCCGTAATCAATTGGTGACCAAGCATACCATGTCATCTATATCACCACGCAGTCGATGCGAACGCGTTTTGGATAAGGTAACCAGCAGTAGAGCTAACAACCTTAGGATCATACTCCCACGTCTGACGGAACAAATCGGCCTTACGATTCTGCTCACGCCACCTATCGATAGGCTTCGTCTCCCCACCAAGCTGAGGATAAACAAACGTCTTACCGAATGTGAGAACACGATCACCCTGAGTCTGATCGACGTAAGCAAGAATAACGTCCTTGCCCCAGAATGACGAAAGGCTTTCTGTTGCGTCGATGTTATCAGCGGTGTTGTAAAGATCGTCACCAACCCCCACAGTGACAATCTGACCGTCGAAACCAGTTAGCTTTCTGAACGCTTCTGGATCATTGAGAGTGAAGTACTGGAAACGTGCAACAACACGAGGATGATTCTCGATGTAACTCTGTCCCTGGGCTGCCATGAGCATAACATTAGGAGCACGACCAATCTTACCCTGAATCACACGAATACCAGTAAGGATAACACCGACAGGATCAGATGCAGAAGCAACACCACCAGTGTAATCATTCCACTGAGAAGTACCAGAAAGAGTAGTAAAGTTACCAGCGGCATAGTTTGCGGTATTACGCGCAATGGTAGAAACTTTGTATTCATGACCACGTTGCAAAGCACCTGTAACGAGTGCAACTGCATCCTGTTCAGGATCAATATCAAGAGCACCACCGAAGATCGGATCGGAAAGTCCACCCATGCTAACAAAGTTACGACGCTCTTCATCAAGTACAGGAGACTGGAGCGAATGCTGAACTGTCTTGAATGTATCGAGGCTCCACTTACGACCAACGATTTCATTTGCAACCGTACCAGGCTCACGCCTATCTTTGAAGATAAGACGATTCGACCTGTCAAAGACCCTATACTGCCCAGACTTTGTACCTACCGTCGTGAACGGAAACAGAACATCAGCATAGTACGCTGGATCACGATATCCTGTCGCAAAGTTGGATAGAATAGGATCGACGTAAAGGGTACTTGGATCGTACATTTACGCCTCCTAAGGGGCTATCCAGCCCGGCGTTACTATCTGGACAGAAGCACGGTTACCAGTTGTTGCACCCTGGCGGAACATACCAACAACCCTATCACCAGTAGCAGCATCATGAACCGTTCCATCAGCATTCAGTCCTGCCATACCACCAACAGTAGCAGTACCAGTAACTTCCCATTCGGTAGCACCCATAACCCTAACAGATGCTCCCTTACCTTTTAGAATCTCAGCAGCAGAAACAGCGAACTGTGAAACACCAGCAATAGTATCTGTCTTTGCAGTCACAGGAGTTACAGTCTCTTCTGCTGAGAACTTAACTGCACGATACTTCGTTAGGGCCGCTGCTGCATCATAACCCTTGTCGAGAACAAAGTTCCCGGTAGCCATTTCTTACCTCCTACCAGGGATCGATTTACGGTAACCTTCATAAAGATCGGGATGCCTCTCGGATGCTAACTTGACAGCAGTACGATAATCAACCTTGTCATCATTCTGAATCTCGATAACCTTATCTGCAAATGCCTTAGGAGGATCAGGAACATATGTCTCATGCCTTGAGGAACCTGTTTCCGTATAGTCTACAAGTCCAGTCTTAGCGATAAGGTCAAGAACTTCAGTAACGTCCACGATCGTACCTGATCCTTCGCTAAAGGACTTATGAAGAGCTGTCAATTTGTCAGTAACAACAGCAGGAAAACCTTTGTTAGTGAATTTACCTGTCTCATCAGGAAGATTGGAATACCTTTCAGAGAAAGCCTTTGCCGACTCTTCACGATCCTTATCTTCTAGCCGCTTTAACTTCGCAGCCTGCTCAGGATACATCTCAGCAAAAGATTTCTTCTCTGAATGCGCCTTAGCTGCATCACGCAATGGCTTTACTTCTGCTACTAAATCAGTAGCAGCCTTGATGATATCAGCATCAGGATCGAGATTTAGAATCTCCCTAAGCCTAGCATCAGTCTGCTCGAAAGGACTAGGCGGGGGAGTATTAATACGCGATCCTGTATCCGCTGCATCATCATTATTTGCACCTTCGAGCGATGCCTCATCTCCAGTTTGACCTGGATCAGCGTGCTCTTCAGGCACATGCTCATCAACAGGGTCCATATCTACCTCACTATTCGATTTACTACCAGCTAACCTCTTTGCTTTTGCAAGTGCTGTTGCTTTAATTGAACTGGATACACCAGCCTTAGGAATCAGTCTCAATGCTGCGGTAACATGAGCTTGATCTACTTTGCCACTCGAATCCTTCACAGGAAAGAATCGTAAGCTACGTGGAATTGTCTTTCCTTCACTATCTTTCTTTCCACCAGGAGCAATGTATAAGAATGCTGAATCAGGAAGATTGTTCTTATAAGCCGTTGACCATGCAAATTCTTTCTCAATGTACACATCGGAGAAATTAAGAGGAACCATGCCTTCTTTAACATATGGCTTGTTGGTAACTGCACCACCACTAAAAACTAGATTGTGAACTTCTCCGGTGTGAGGGTTTTCGTACTCATCAAAATGCTCACCAGAAAAATAACGCCATTCTCCAGCATCTATTTCCTGACGTGCAGTTTGAGTGAATCGAACCAAACCCCAGAGTCCATCGTCTCTGACTTCAAGGAGTTCGTACCAACCAGCCGCTTTACCACCTTTAGCTGGATCAAGACCATGATCGTAAGATACAACGTAATCCTGCTCTCCATAGTACTTGTTATCGAAACTTTCCTTAAGAGCCAGAGCAGTATCCTCGTCAATTGAAGTGTCAGTAAAAAGAGGGTGAGACCAACTACTATACGGATATACCTTAATCCACTTCTTATTTCCTTCAAGCCAGTCATCACTGAACTCTTTTACTAGATTCACTACTGCAACTTCGCTATTCATCTTACCACTCTCCGCTGCATATAGAGCACGCATCTGAGCTAATGCCTTAGCTCTAGATTCATGACAGCGACCTCGTAAATCATTAGTGTTCTTATTAAAGACACCATACGGTTTATTTGCAGGACACGACGGAGTTCTTTTAATTATGTATGGCATTATGCTTGTGTCGGACCTTTATTCATGTTTCCTTGACCACCACCAGCCGAAACATCGGCTGTGGGATTGTTTCCATTACCACCAGGAGTATTCCCTCCACCAAAAGATGGCGTAGAGGTCTTTATAGGAGTTTGCTTGCCGCCCTTCTTTGCAGGCATATCAACCTGCACACGTGCCCACTGTTCTGTTTCAATATCAGGAGTGATAATCTGATTATGAAACAGATTCGCTAGCCCCGCCGCAAACTGTTGCAAGTCTCTAGATTGCCCTATGTTCCTTACCTTAAGCTGAGGCATTACATCGGTCTCAAAGTTATAGTTAACAAGCTTCGGAATAAGGAACATATTAAAGCACGCACAGATAGATTCCGCAACACCCCAAAGAGATTTGTAAAATATATCTGTCTGTGCTCCTGATGTAGCGCGACCCCCGCCAGAAGTCTCAAGACCAAGCATCATAAACTCAGCAAATACATTGAGCATAATAAGAATGTCATGATGGCCGGCTGATTTAAGAACGTCAACAAGTTGTCCTTTTAATTCTGCGAACTCCACTTCATAACCAGGAGGCAGAGTCATCTCTGCTTTTTCATTAGTCCTTAAGTTCCTAAGTAGTTCTGACATTGCATCTTTATCGGCTTGTTTGAAACCTGGGGGTAAGGTACCCTTCGGCACACCAATACCGTGACGTTCCTTTTGTATGGCGTCAACCTTATAAAGATGTGTTTTGTAGTACCAATGTGGATAGGCACTTCGTAATAAGGAGTCTCCCAAAAGATCATCACTATCACCCATCGTAAAAATTATAGCCTTCTCGATCGGGATTTCTACTTGGTCAGTATTACCATCACTACGAAGAGCAATATGATGAATAATAGAAGGACCACCATGATCGTCATAATCTATATAGGCTATAGTTGGACCTGGCCTATACCCTAGCTTTCTGAGCATCGTATAGTTTTTACGATTGGCACCTTTTATATCAGGAGGTGCCCACGTACCTTGAGTCCAGACAGGTTCCATGACAGACGATCCATGCTGGAACATTTTCAAGATTCGTGAGAGAACATAAGGCCAAGGATACGACATAAATTCAAAAAGGTTATATTCGATAAACTTCCCCACAGTGACGGCTTGCTCTGTATCTTCTAAGGGATCGATATAAAAGTCTGCTGATTCAATAGGTACTTTACCTGCCCTTAAAGATACACTACACACGGCATCAGTACGTGCCATTGTGTCATATTGACGTAGGGCTGTCCATCTACTTGTAAGTTCAGGAACAAGATCACGAATATAGTAACTTTTCGCTGAACCAAGTTCCTCATCGAAAGGTGGGGGAGCTTCCGCACCTTTTGCGGTATATGAAGAACTACTCATATCCTACCCGAGTATCTAGAGTTATGTTCATCTTTTCAACAAAGTAGGTATGACTCTCCGATCTATCGTGAGGATCATACAGACCAGCCAGGCTCCCACCAGCTCCGAGTATATAATGTTGTCCATAAAAATATCTTAAGGCGTCTGGTCCGTGGTCATCATAGTCTACTTGTCCTTCCTTTGGTGTCTTTCCTTCTTTTTCAGGATTCCTACGTAGAGCTTGCATCTGTCTTATAGTCTCTACACATGAAGGATCAAAGAACAATTTTGGATATCCATTAGGCTGTAACTTCAATCCTCGCTTAACTGCCTCGATTCCTTCGTGCCATGAAACATCTGCCGCAAATATCTGACCCAAGACCAATTGTAGATTTGCAATCGAATCAGCGCCTTTAGGGTCAGCATACATTCCGTCAACATGGAATCCTGTGGGGTTGTCCCGTCGTATAAGGGCGTGGCCGTGCTCCCATGAACTGAGGTATTTAACTTGATATTCCCTCCAGACGTATACGTTATCGTCGGGGTCCACCATAATGTCGAGGCAGACAAATGGAGCCGTGAATCCGTGATCGAAGACCCAGTAATTGTTCCAAGATGGTTGATATTGGATTTCTTTGACGTGGATTCCTTCATCA